AGCTCTTTCATCTTTGGAAAAGACCTTCGTAGTCCTTGTTCTAAAATGGGTTTGAACTCTTTAACATAAATCTCACAACGCTCCAAATTATTGAATTTTAAAGCGGTGTTAAGTTTCATGTCCATTTGATTATTTTCAGCGTAAACGATAAATGCGACTAAAAACCATTTCATTAGATTGATACGTCCTTTTTTCCGCCCGTTTCAAATGTTCCGGCAGCCAAAATCCATCCAACCCAATCTCCATTTTGTGCTACCGCACCAAGAACCACACTGGGGCGTTTACTAAAATCTGTATACTCAACCAAAGATTTAGTAACTTTAAATGTCACAGGAAAGGGTAAAGCCACGCATTGTTCATCCTCTACTAAAGTTCCAATCACCATCATAACTAGTGTTTCTGGACCTTTCATGTCTGCATTTGTTAATTCTAAGATAGCATCTTCAGTTTTACATAAAACTCTAGTCGTGATTAAATCACCATCAGTCCAAGTTTTTTGTCTTTTCTCATGTTCAGATAGTGCTATTTGCGGGAACATCAATCCAATCAGGATAATTGTTGCCGTCAGTAGGTATTTCATTTTCCTTTCTCCAATCTTGGACCGCTTCAGACAGGAACCCAAGATAGTCATGCTTGCTCTTCACGAACTCTTGAACAGTGCCATCCTCTGTAACGACAAGGATAACAACTTGATCAACAATCAGGCCAGTTCGCTCACCAAACATTTCTGCGTAAGCGGCACCTTGTATATAATAGTTTTCGTTCCAATCATCTGTGCGTTCTTTTGTAGAAGTTTTGAAGTCGATGATGGATAACTTTTCTTTGTATTCTGCGATACAATCAACTCGACCAGCAACTTGATATTTTTCACTGTACAGTCCAGCCTCTTGTGCGTATATATTATTTATATTACAAAGTGCTTTTTCTTTCAGTTGATTGAACAAACAATGTGCGAGAAATTGTCGCTCATGCTCTTTCCATTTCTCAGGCCAATCAACATGAACATTGTTTAAATAATCCTCACACATGTGATGGACCTTTGTGCCTCTTGCTGCCGCAGTTCTTGCGACATAGTTTGCAACGTCAGCGCCAACACGCTTACGCCACTCCCACAATCCTTCTTTCTTACGGTTAGATAGAACCGTGGTGATTGAAGGGTAATAACCCTTCGGTGTGACATAGAAACGTTTTTTGTTGATGGTCTTAGTTTTTAGTTCTGGTATCTCAATTGACACATGATTAAATGTCATCATATTAACTTTCAATCTCTCTCATTCTTTCTACAAGGCGTTGTGCTCTTCTACCAACTTGGGCATACCAACGGCTGTCAACCATCTCTTCTGCGGCACGATTCCAATCTTTTGCATCAACTCCAGCTTTCATACCACGAAACTTGGATAGTCTTGGTCGTCCAAGATTGAACATCATGTTTGCGATAATTTGTTGAGCTTCCTCTGGTAAATCATCAAAGTCTGGATAAAGAACTTTACACTCTGATAATACTATTTCAACATCGGCGTCAAAGGCGGCGTCAACTCTATCGTCGGATACGGGGGTGCCCACGGCCTGACCATTTTCGGGATCAGATTCAATAACAAGATGCCCAATCCCAAATGTAGGATAGCCAAGATGGTCAAGATATATTTCGTAAACGCAGCCTTCGTCAATTTTCAATTGCTCCCTAAGTTTATCTACATTCATATTTATTCTCCTTTCGGGGCAGGTGTTAGTTGATATTCAGTTACAGATTGGACACTCTTTTCCCAATCAACAATTAAATTACCAACTGCCATGATTCTTTCATGGCCACACTCTTGTTCTGGAACAGAGTGGTATAATCCAGCAGGCCATAGTATTAACTGTCCTGTTTGTGGTTTTACACTATATTCAGTGTTTACGTCTGGAAAGACTAACGGAGCACAATCCTCACACGCATTTACACAATAAGTAAAACTCCATGCGTGTGGCCAGTGTTGGTGGGGTTTACAAGTTTGTCCCTTAGTGTAAATTAACCCCCATGAGTCTTGTACCTTATAATCATATTGTCGCGGATCACCATTCTCATTTGTTGCGTTTGCAAGTGGCATTGTCTTTGCGAGATTAATTACCAACTCACCTAACTTTTTGAATGAGTCATAGTGTTGATCCATATCCCAACGTGTCATTAGACATTTTGCAGCAGTGCTTTGGTTAAGTCTGTCACCCGCTGTCCTTATGTCACTTTCTAACAGTTTATTAAACGCATCGACATTTGTTCCCTTGAGGGGTTTGACCTTCACTGGGTATCTCATTATAAATTCAGGCCAACCCTCTTGGGTAGGTTTTATGTATACATTACTCAAAGTTCATACCTAATTTGATTTTGTTAATCAAATAACTCCTAACAAATCCTGACCTAACGATATCGCCAAGATTAAATTCTGTGCAATTAAATTCTTCCATCTGCTCTAAGATTTTAAGAAAATCGTGTAAACCATTTTTTTCATTCGTTTTTTGTAAATCCGTTTGATCAAAATCACCACAAAAACAAATCTTTGAGTCTTGGCCCACTCTCGTTATAATCGTATCCAACTCATGAAAGTTTAAGTTCTGACACTCATCTACTATAATGATACTGTTGTCAAATGTCAACCCCCTTAGAAAAGAAGTTGATAGGAAAAATAGTGAACCCTGTGCCTTTAGTTTATCATATAGACTATTGAACGATTGCTCATTGGGCATCTCAAACATGAACCGCACCATGTTCTGATATGGGACTTGATACAAAGCTGCCTTGTCCTCTTCATCTCCCGGCAGGAAACCTATCTCTCTTGTAGGGATAAGAGAACGCACCAAAATAACTTTATCTGCTTTACCTTTTAAATCAAGAACCTCTTGTAACGCAAGATATAAAGATATAAATGTTTTACCTGTTCCGGCAGACCCAAACAAGAATTGGTTTTTATCTTTCTTCCATGTGTTGAATACTTGTTTTTGATTGTCAGTCAGAGGTTTAACGTCAATAAGTTTATCCAACCCTATTTCTTTATTAACTTTTTTTGCCATCACTTTCTCTTCTTATGTTTATTATAAATGTTCTCTGCCTGTAGTCGTTTAGTGCTCTTACCACTACCATACTTATCTGCCATAGGCGAGTCAGGATGTTTAGAGGCAATGTTTTTCATTACATCGTTGAACCCAGAGTCATTCTTAGGACCAACTCCCATCAAATGGTCACCAACCATGGCTGGTGCCTTCCCGTGCCATACTCGTTTGACCTGTGGATTATCTTTGACAAATTTTTCCATCTCAGCAATGGTCATTGTTTCGTCATACTCGATCCCACTTTGTTCATTGAAAAATGTATATGTCGGCATTAAAACTTAAACTCCAATTGTGGCCCATTACGTTTTTCATAGTAATTAACTTGGGCTCTTAGTTCTTTTATTTTTACATACGAGTTTTGCAAACTCTCTTGTAACTGCGAAACCTCTTTCTTCAAAATGTCCACTTGATTAAAAACTTCTGTCACCCTTCGCTTTTCATGGTCATCTAATTTTAAATGAAGTGAGCGGTGTATAGAATTATTGAACATTGGTGCTTCCTCTCTAAGTCGTCGCGCCATGTAGTCCCAGTAACCTTCTCGTCTCATCGTATTTCTCCACAAAAAATACTGGCATTTCTCTTTTAGTCCATCTTGCAAATCCTGACTTCTCTAGTATATAGTAGTTCTGATATGCAAGAACTGTGTCTTCACCCTTACAATAATCCGGCATACATTGTGGTGGATCAGTAAAAGGAGCGTTCTCATCCATATTTTGAGGGCGACTTGACAATCCCATGTTTAGTCTTTCTGTAGAATGGATTTTGCCATAACGATATGTGTATTCTTGCATAAGACCACGCATATGATTATACAGCCAAAGGTAATTCAACCCACTAGAACGAGTCCAGATGGTGCTAGGATGGTTCTTGTGAACCATTTTATATAAACCATATCGGTCAGCATAATCATCACCGTCAAGGACACGGTGTGCGGTGCAGAGCATTTGTGCGCTCTCCAATATCATCTTGACAACATGTTTGTCACACATCATCTGTGCGGCAATCTTAGGGTCACGGTCTAGATAAAAGATATTCATTTTTTCTCCCAACGATAAAAGATGTGATCACCAATCTCTGTGGTTCTCGTCTTAGTCTTAGCCCAATCTGGTTTGACATAATCAGCGTGGTAGTGTGTTGCACCATCAGTTATGTCTACGAACTGTATATCATTATGCATGATTAGACGAGCAAAGTCAAGTATCTTTTGATAAGTTTTTTTGTCCTTCACTTCATCAGATTTGCCATCACAATACCAACTGAACTGGCATCTATTTCTGATAGGGGTAGGAGTTCCATCTCGCCAAGATGGTCTAGTTTGAGCTTGGAGAACAACCTCACAGACACTATCTGGAAACCTATCATCATTCACTCTGTTTAGAACAACAGCAGATACAGCAAGTCTCCCTGCCGTACCTTGATCTCTTGCCTCATGATACATGTTCATAGCGAGACATTGGATATGCTCACTAGGACTATATGTTGGTTTGTCAGTTGTTAGCACTTCAACGGGCGCAGCGACAAACAACAGACCGGCAGTTATGATTTCTTTCATTCGCCAAGTTGCCTCTTGAGATAATCCGTCGCGTAGTCACCTGCCATGGTTGACCGAAAATACTTATCAGCATCTGCGGCTACCTCATCAATGGTGAACTCTGAGTCACCACCGTAGAAGTATCCATCACAGAACTCTTCGATATCCATCATGTAGTTTTTCATCTTACTCATCTCTTCAAAATTCCTTTCATCTTTTAGTATGTCCATATCAACAATGTCAATGTTATTCATCACTTAACTCCATATTCTTCCATGAATGCCTTGGTCAACGGACCCTGCATCTTGTATGCCTGAACTTCCCAAGGCTGTTTCTCGTAAGCAGTGTTCAGATAGTTCCGATACTTGCCGTCTTTACATTTCCAGAGTTTCTTGTACCCACCCCGAAACTTGTCTTTGATCCGACCAGTGGCACCCTGCCAAACGTGAACCATCTCATGCATGATGCACTCAATGAACTCTTCCTTAGAAGTGGCACGGCTCAAACGATGGTCAATCTCAATCGTGAAGTCACGATCATCATCACCCTGATAACAGAACCCTTGGGCACCGTCCTCAAAAGTCTTAGTGAAATTGACAGTGATATCTAAGATGCGATGGCGAGGCATCAGCATGTCCATGCACCACCAGACAATCTCGTCCGCCAGTTCACGGTCCTTCTTCAAACCACCAGTAACTTCAACACCAATCATCTGAACCTCTTGTTCATCATCACTATACATATAATACGACATAGGGACGATATTGTCAAGAAAAAAATGGCACGCTAAGTTATTGATATTAAACGATATTGACATCTATATCAACAAATGCAACTGATGATTGATACGATCCATATAAAAAACATCACTGTGAAGAAGCCGACAGGCGCAATCCAATCGGCTGCAAATCCGAAAAAAAGTTTAGAATTGTGGTTCATGACCCTCTAGGATTTCAGTTGGCTCTGGCTGCATATAGTCCTCTGTCCAACCAAATGCCTCTCTGACCACGTTCGCAGATAGACCCTTGTATTTACGGTGCAATCCCTTGTCCTTGGCAGCAACGATAATCTCTGCCTCTGATTGGTGCAATCCCTCAAGAAGTTGAATAAACATATTCTCTCTTCGATTCTGTGTCAACTTTGGATTACCACCCTTGATGTAGTGGTACAACGTCCTTGCCTCATGGACGAGCATATTGTGCTCGGT